TCTGTAAGGCCCTAACTTCTAACGGGTCCGAATGGCCGCAGGATCAGAGAAACGGCTCAGGCGAGGGCAATACGGGCTCAGAACAGGGCAAAATGGGGGAGTTTAGCAAGAAATGAGTACGCCGACAGGAAAAGCACTCGCAAAAACCGGTCTGACCCTCGGCCTGGGGGCTGCGTTCGGAGCTCCTGGGTATATCATCGGGGGCGTCCTCGGGACGGTCCTCTTCCCTCCGGAAGCTCCGGAACCGCCGGACCCGTACAGCGAGCTCAATCTCAACACATCTTCCGAGCGCGTGCCGGTCCCGCTGACTTACGGCGTCGCGAAATCGAAGGGGAACTTCATGTTCAAGGGGACCCTCCGATCGAAGGCCGTGAAGTCCGGAGGCAAAGGCACCGGCGGCGAAGTGACGACCGGGTACAAGTATTGGACGGACGCCGCGATCGGTATCTGCAAGGGCATCGTCGATGTCACTCGAATGTGGAAAAATGACAATATCTTCGTCCATGAAAATAGCGCGGCGGTAACAGTTCACCGGGGAACTCCGGAGCAGACTATCGACCCGGACTGGGATGCCCTCGCGGACAATGTCGTCCCGCTGAAAAATCTGGCCTATACCTTTTACAATAATTTTTATCTCGGCAAGGATAACAACAGCTTCCCGACGATCAGCCATGAGACTCATCGCTTCCCCTGGACGACTACAATGGAAGAGGTCAGTCCGTATGTTTACAACCGGGTCAATGAAAACGATTACGGCGGTGTCATAAAGAAGGATAAATACGACGAGACGATCGTCGCGAATCATCAAGAGGTCAAGGTGTTCGATAACGACTGGCAGCTGAAGCGGACCATCGACATCTCAGCGCTGAACATCACGGACAACGGTCCCGGGGCCCAGCAAGAGTGGGACATGTGCATCTCATACCTGAACGGCACGACATACCTGAATTTTTTCGTGATCCATACCGGAACCACGAAGCAGGCGATCGATGTCTATCGATTCGCGAAGGGGATCACGGAGGTCCGGATCGATGACCCTTCTGTCGTTCGGCCGAACACGACGAAGCGCCGACTTGTCGATGATGAATTCATCAATGACCTTTTTGCCGACAGTAACAGCCAGTACATCATGCTCGCCTATCGCGGCGGGACTTCACCGTATTGGATTCAGAAGCTCGCGGTCGGGAACCCGTTCGTCTCCGTCGCACGGTATGATGTAACGCTCGCACATGGCTCGATGGCTTCGCCGGATGCCTGGACGATCAATGAGGATTTTTGTTTCTGGATGAACCCGAACAACATCCTCACGATCTTCGACTTCAATGGAGTGATGAAAGACTATAAGACCAGCGCGTTCAATGGCTGGGGGAATAGCATGCGGATCGAAGCCCTCTATGGAGGCCCGCATGTGATCGCTGTCGCTTTCGGCGTTCCGACTGTCGGGACCTCTCCATATCGGGACTGGCTGAGCTTCGTGACATACGACCGGCTCACTGCTCTCTTCGAAACGAGTGCTGTCGACTATCTTGAGCTCAATGCCGACTGGTGGGACGGAGATGAGTCGCCATTCCGTGAAGGACAGATGACAAACATCTCCCTGGAAGAAGGTCCGGACGGGACGATCCTGATCAGTGGAAAAAATTACTTTAGCGGAGACTCTGCGACTCTCCAGCTGATAGTGGACGCGAACCCGGCGAATATTATATACGACCTTTTTCAGCAGGCCCGGGGCTTCGACATCACTCGAGTCAATACGGACGCGCTCGAGCTGGTCGGCAAGCGTGCGTTCGATAACCGGATCGGGATGTCGTTCTCGCTGATCGCGAAGAAAAATGTCGGCGCGGTAGTCCGTGATGTGCTCGGCCATCTTCAGGGCCAGGTGTTCCGTGATAACACCGGGAAATTTTCCTTTTACATGCCGAGCGAGGATGATGTGCCGGTCGCGACTGTGACCCTCGCGGATGTCGCCGCGATCCAGAACGGCGGCGCTCCGGACATGGCGATCATCCAGACCACGAACAAAGATATCGGCCTCTGTCCGAACTGGTTCAATGTGAGCTATATCAACCGGCTCAATGGCTACAAGCAGGACGCCACCTGGCAGCTGAACGATATGCTCGCGATCGATCAGGATGCGGAGGCAGTGGAGGAGGACCTCCAGTACCAGATGTTCAGCAATCCGGCAGTGATCGCGAAGCTGGCCTGGAAGGGTTGGAAGATCGGCCGCTTCCAGAATCAGATGCACGAGATACTCCTGAACGGCCGCTGGCTCTGGCTTCAGATCGGGGATGTGATCACGCTGAACATACCGGAGGAGGACCTGGTCAACCGGCGCGTCCGGATTTTCTCGATCGACGACCCGGCCCTGGACACTGGCGCGGCCGTGAAGCTCACCTTCCAGATGGACGACGATTATCTCACGAGCTTCGAGGAGATCGCATACGAGCCGAGCCTGGCGGACGATGTCAGTGTCGGGCCGCCGCTTGAAGTGCAGCCGATCATCTGGGAAGAGGATGCGCGATACAATAATGATACTTATCGGATCGGCATCACTGCGATCCGGCAGAACTCCGACACCGCATGGTGTGACATGTATATCAGCCTGGACGCTCCGGATGATTTCGTATTCATCGGCCGGATGAGTCAGTTCGCGAATGTCGGGGACCTGGTCAACCTGATCGACGACAATGATCGGACGATCGTCGTCAATACCGATCGATACGAGGGGAGCACCTTCGTCACATATACCAGGACGAACCAGCGGAACAATCTGAGCTACTGCTTGATCGGAACGCTGACGGATAACCTGGGACTGAATGAGCTGGAATTCATGACCTATCGCGAGAGTGAGGTATCCGGATCTGATTTAGTGCTCAAGAACTGCGTGCGCGGGAAAGATTACACGCTCGGCAAAGATCACGATCCAGCTGACGGCGTCCTGGTGCTGCATGTCGGGATGTCATACGACACCATCGGAGAAGAGGAAGGCCTGAACTCCATGATGGTCGGGAAGAAGGTCTACATGAAACTTGTCCCGGGGAATGTTCGAGGCGAGACCCTCTCCCTGGATCAGGTCGATTATTTTGAGTATGAAATTCAAGGTTACACCAGGAAGGCCACGCACACGGATCGGCTCGAGATCAATGACAGCGTGCGCGGCGGTCTCGGCCGGCGGACTAAGACCACGGACCTCGATGTCGAAGTCGTCTGGGAATACACAAACAGGAACGACGGAATGGGGAAGGCAACCCTGGACGCCTGGGAGTGGCATGGCTGGCAGCCTGGAGATGTCGACGACTATGATGTGATCGTGTACCAGTCCGACGGTGTGACCGTCCAGGCTGAACATCTCGGGATCGGACTCGTCGATAATTATACATACACGGATGCGATAAACGCCGCAGACTTCGGAGGAGTCGCGTCAAATGATTTCTGGCTGGGGATTCGCCCGGTCGTAACAGGTCGGGGCCCGGGTCGCGGCGTTTTTGACATCAGAAAACAGAGAGTAATAAGGGTATAATATGGCTGACAATTACACCGAACAAGCACAGGCAAACCTTCCGGAGGGAACAGGCAATAACCCCCAGGAGGATTACAACCTGAACCAGGAGATCTGGGACCGAGGCAGCGGATGGGTCACTGCTGAGATACAGACCGGGCACGGCGGAGTCGAGGGGCAGTGGTACACCTTCGACAATACAGGGAAGGCCATCTATGCCGATGCCTCGGATAATGACAAGTGCCGGATCGTGTTCATGCTGACCGAGGACACCGGCGCCGGCCTGGAGGGGAAATTCCTCAAGGAAGGAAACTGGAAAAAAACCGGCTGGGGCCTCGCAGTTAATACCCATTATTGGCTCGATCCTACTACGCCGGGCGCATGGACTACGACACGGCCGACGAGCGGAAACATCATCCGCCTGGGCCGCGCTGATCAGGACACGGAGACCTTCCACATCCAGATCACGAGCGAGGTCGAGCTGCTGGCTGTCGGCGGCGGGATCGCTCATGTTACCGTGGGCCCGGATGCCGGCGACGACTACCCGACGATCTCCCAGGCATGCACCGGTGAAAACCCCGGGACGATCATCGGCGTGAAACAGAACGCGCTGACAGAGGTCGGAGACATCACGGTCAAAGAAGGCCAGAGCATAATCGCGATGGGCGGGTATCATAACGACGGAACGCCTGGGCCCGGAGACGATCCGAGTGTCACGGTCCTGATGGGCGACTACCAGCTGATCCTTCCGAATAACGACTACCGGATCGAGGGGATCGTGTTCGATTTCACACCTGTCGCGAACGAGGTGAAGGTGGACATTGACGGCAGCAACGGACTGATCCGTGACTGTACCTTCGATTTTACCGGAGGCTCAGCTCACCAGGGCATCGATGTCGATGGTGGCGTCGCTTGGACTCGCTTCGTGAACTTGGACATCCTCGCCGATGGTCTGACGCTGCGGCCGTTCGATATGCTCGGCTCCGGGTGTGATGTGAATAATGTGCGGATACAAGGAGGCAACGGTTTCAGCGACGACATCATGTACCTGGGCGGCGAGAATAATGTCGTCAGCGGGCTCTATATTTCAGCACCTTCCTCCGGTGATCCAGCTCAGCGACTGCTGAAGATAATCGGGAATGATTGCAAGCTCGTCAATGTGAACCTGGACATGGGATCGAGTGCAATCTCCGGAATTGAAAACGCCGGAATTAATAACCTCATCACGAACATCGAATGCATCAATGGCGAGGGAGTGCTCGGCGCTTTCCTTAACGGTCATTATTGTGTTTTCTCTCACTTCAAAATCGCGAACACCGCGACCGGCTCCGGGACTGATGGCTTTGGCATCCAGGTAACGGTCGGCAAGATCGGGATAAACATCTCTGACGGTGTGATCAGCAACTGCGGTACCGGCATCCAGGGACTCGGATCGAATAATGTCCGAGTGGATGGTGTTCACTTCCAGGACATCGGGGGCACCTGGGACATCGACACAAATCTCAATGATAACCGCTGGGTGATAACGCGCTGCGGTCTCGATGTCGGCGTGAATATCGAAGGCGATGATTGTGTCATAGATCAGAACGACGGATCAGCCACGCCGCTCACAATCGGAGCGACAGCTGCGCGGACGATCATCGGGAATAATATGGGGATTTCGATCACGGACTCCGGGACCTTCACGAAATACAATGCGCGCGTACATTATGCCGCCGTCGATCCCACTGTAAACGACGATGTGAATGATGGCTTCCGGATCGGAGACTTCTGGATCAACACCGCGACACCGGAGATATTTTTCTGTTCTGATCCTTCAGGTGGCGCTGCTGTCTGGACAAGCATGGCGAACGGAGGCGGCTCTGTCGGCTTCTGGTCAGTGGCCACGGCCGCAGAGTTCAAGACCGCGATCGATGCTCTCCAGGCCAGCGCCTATGTCAAAGGTGTGATCACCATCACGGCGAACATCGCGACGACTGGATCACACGATCCGACTGGTGCGCTTAACAAAGATGTCGATTTTATTTGCGCGACCGGCAGCCAGTTCACCTGGGAGCATGGGAACGGCTTCCAAATCACCTGGGACGAGGACGGTCATATCGTTCGCGTGATCAATGTCAACCTTCAAATGACCGGGACAACCGGCCGCTCATTCTACTCGAACGGCGGCCCAGGTGGAGAGCCGAATACGACGCTCGAGGTCCACTTCGAGAGCTGCACATTCGACACGCTGACCAGGACCGGCGGCTATAGCTTCGTCGCTCAGGCCTTTCCTGGCCGGTGTCGTGTTTTCATGGAGAAGTGCGACTGGGATAATACGGCATTCGGAACAGCATCCGCCGCGTGTTACCTGGTCGGCTTCAGCTCGAATGTGGCACACACTGATCTCCAGCTGGTCGATCTTCATGTGATCGCCAGCGACATCGACGGGCCGCTCGTCCATCGGGACAGCAACGCGCCGTCTGTTTATGTGGATGTCAAGCACTCCCGGATCGTGGACACCGGAGTCAATGGTATTTGGAACAATGCAACGCCTCCAGGATCGCCGACTGATCCGAACGGCAAGGTGACGGTGTTCTACGATCGCGCCAGCGTTTTCCTCAAGACGCTCGTGTCCGGATCGGAGCCGGTATCCTTCGCGCTCAAAGGCGGGGATTCAAGTTATGACCTGGTCGTGCCTTTTGATTATCCGACAGTCAGCCAGGCGATCACCGCGCTCGCGGGCCCGGGGATCATTGGCGTCGCTGAGGACTTCACTGAGATCGCGGACATCGTGCCGGCGACCGGTCAGTCGATCCTCGGCATGGGCGGAGTGAACGATAATATCGAGATCACGATGGGGGACTTCCAGGTCCTCCTGGCAAACAAGGACGAGGTACACATGGAGGGGCTGAAGTTCCTCTTCACTCCGGTCACTGATGAGTTCAAGATCGACCTGGACGCCTCTTCTGATGATTGCCACTTCGAGCGTCTGATCTTCTCCTTCGGCGGAGTCGCTCAGCACTCAGGGATCAGAGACTACGGGAACCGGAACAAGTGGATCGACATCGACATCGTGAACAATACGAACTCGCGGGAGGCGCTCCATGTGGAGGGTGACGACTCGCTATATGAACGCTTTAATATCACCGGCGGCCAGTCGAGCAGCGACTACCTGGTCAGCGTAGCAGCTGACTCGCTTCGGAATACTTTCCGAGGCTTCCGGATCGACGGGCTCAGCGCCAGCTCCTCGGAGGTCGTATATGTCCGTGACCTGGGCGGGACCGTGAAGTGGAACCTGTTCGAGGACTGGTATATCGACGGGACGAATGTCACCGCCAGGCTCTGGCGAGTCGAAGGGCAGCATGATACCTATCGGAATATTGTCGCCGAGCTTGCGACGGCCGGCCTCTTCTGGGTCCGGAATGATTACAACCGGTTCGAGAGTATTGACACGGACACGATATACCAGCCCTTTTATTTTGAGTCCGGAGCTGAGCACAACAGCGTGATCGGGGCCCATCTGAACAACTCCACGAACCGGGCGATCCTGAACGAGGGAGACGATAATATCTTCACGAATATCGTGACCGAAAATACGAGCGGCGTCTACTCATGGGACGGCGGAGGCAACGCGAAGATCACGGCCAGCCAATTCGATGTCCTGTTCGATGGTCACAGCCGGCTCGAGATGGAAGGCTGCACCGTGAACAATATGGACCTGGACTGGCAGTGTAATAACTCGAAATTTACGGGCTGCCACTTCGGCGGGACCGTGGCCATTGAGGATGCCTGCAGTCTGACCCAGTGGAGCTCCTGCTTCTTCAATGATCTCGACATCGAAGGCGCTGATCAGGCGATGTTTTCATCGTGCTATATGATCTCTTTGAATGTCGGAACCGGAGCCACGAGTCAGCACACCATGTTCAGCGCTTGCCGGATCACGAACGCCATCGTGACGGATGCCGAGGATACGATATTCAGCGGCTGTGAAATATCCGGGACCCTGACGAACAGCAGCAGCGCGAAAAAGACCAGAGTGATCCACACACCGGTCGGGACCTGGGCGACAGACTCGGGCCAGGATACCGTGAACGATCCGTACTTCCCGCAAACCGTGACCGCTGGAGCGGCGAACGCGATCAAAGGTGGCCGGCAGTATGATAACACCGGCGCCGTCGGCGGGATCGGCTTCGATCTTCCGGACCCGGCCAGTGAACAGGTGAGCATCGGCTTCCGGGCCCGGTTCATCGTGGCGGCCGCCCAGGAGATCAAGATCAACTGCGTGACGGCTCAAACAATTCACAGCAACGGGAACAGCACGACGACCGGAACCGGCGATGTAAAATCGAGCACACAGTGGAGCATCCTGGAGCTGGAATATATGGGGAACGACGATTGGGTCGCGGTCGCGAATATCGGGACCTGGGCCTTCACATAAAAGGAGATTGAAATGACACAGATTAGTCAAATACCGAGCGTCTCAGCTGGAGCTCCTGGGCTGGCCGTGGTCAACGGCCGCGCCTTCGAGGATGTAGCCGAGGCGGTCGATTATACTCAGGCAAATCCAAGCGAAGCACCGTTCACTATTTTCCTCGGGCCCGGCGAGTATCTGATCGAGCGCTCGCTGATCATCAACACGGTCCCGGTATCTTTCCAGGGAGCCGGCAAGGGGCGGACGATCCTCACTTTCGACCGGACGAACGAGGACGCGACGAACTACTGGATCAGGACCTCGACGACCGGCGACCCGGAATATGCTCCGAGGATCGCGTTCGCTTATTGTGATTATACTGATCAAACAACCTACGGCCTCGTCGCCTCTGCCAGCTGGGAGGGCCGCTGGTCTATTCGCGACATGACTGTCCAGGTGCAATACAGCGGGGACCGGACGAGCGCCTGCGCGATCATGCCGGTGTATAGCCGACCCGATAATTCAAACGCCTCCACCTGGGACCTGATCGACATTGAATTCAGAACCAAGAACTCGCCAGTCCGGAAGCCGAACAGTACGCCGGACATGGATGCAATCTGGCACGATCCGACAGGCCTGGGGGCCGGTGTCCAGGCGAACCCACACGGCGTGATCAATATCCAGCGGTGTGAGTTTCATGGGATGCAGGAAATGACCGGGACCGTCAGCATCACCTCCGGACTCTCAGCTCTGACTGGTGTCGGGACAGCTTTCAACACGGAGCTCTTCGTCGGCAGCTTCATCCAGATCGACAACCGGACCTATGAGATCGCGACAGTCACGGACGACACGAACGCAACGATCGTTGGCACCGCATCGGATACTGAAAGCGGCGAGAACGCTATGGCGATTCATCCCTGGAGTCGGGCGATCAGTATCAACACGCACGAGCTGGATGCTGATCCTCTGGTCACAATTCGGGACTGTCATTTCAACTGGGTCCTCGATGAAATTCTGTATAGTTACTCGAACCATACGGTCGTCGATAATATCAATGTATTCAACTGCACGCTGCACGATGTCAATCATACCACGCCGGCAGCTTCGGAGGCGATGTTCGTCCACTTCGGAGCCGAGGCTCACTTCAGCAATATATCGGTCGAGACTTATGGGTATCTGAACAATGTCCTCACCGATGGCTTCTGGGGGGTGTTCGGAGCCAGCGGCCAGGGTAAAAGTTTTTTCTCAAACTGCAAGATGATCAACGGAAGCAACACATACAGATATAGGCATGGCCTTTGGGTTATTGATCAGACCATCTTCGCGAGTGACTGCTCGTTCGGCGGAGTGTATGGTGGCTATCTGTACGGTGCTTATATTGACGGCACATATGGAACTGAGAGCCGGTTCGAGAACTGTGAATTCGACAGCGGCAGCCCGAACCATTCGCTTTATATGACAGGCGCCGGCCACACCTCTCCCATGTTTACAAACTGCAATTTTGAGGAGATCGTTTTCCTGGACACCGGAATCGATCAACCGAAATTCATAGGCTGCTTCTTCGACGATACGGTGGACATCAACGGCGACGAGGCATATTTGACGAACTGCCACGGCGTCACCGGGAAGCTATTGAACTTGGAAGCTCCGGACGCGGTTGTCGAATCATTCAGGGGGCAGCTGAACGCGGACGCCGACGACATCACCGTAAACAACTGCGACCTCACTGCTCTGACGATGAGCAATCCGATCAGCGGCTTCCGCATGTCGAACAGTCGGGTCCGGGGGAATATCGTGATCCCGACGACAGCCATCGATTTCCACTTCACCGGCTGCCGGTTCGATTCCGATGTGGGGAGCGTCACCGGCGCCGGCGATCAGTGGTTTAGTAATTGCCACTTCAAAAGCACGGCCACCTTCAGAGGGACGACGATCCTGATGAGTAACTGCCAGATTGACGGAGCGGTCAATCTGAACGAGGGAAACTTCCACGGAACCGGCTGCGACTTCAAGAGTACGATCACACATGCCGCGACTCATTCGGATGTGATCCTCCGCGCCTGCAAATTCGGCGGCGTGATCTCCGGGTCTGCGGTCGGCCGGATATATGTCGAGGAGCATATCGAGGGCGAGATGGAGGACCACGACAACGCCACCGCCCTCACGATCAATGTGGCGAACGCCTGGCACGCCGTGAGGGGCCTGGCCTCTGGCGGCTTCCTGGACCTCATGACCTTCGGAGCTGGAGGGACCGGAGCGATCACGGCCGTCGCGGATGGCGGAGGTGGAACGATCGATGTGACATCCGCAGCTCATGGCCTCAGTGCCGGCGACATTGTCGTGCTGACCAATACCACGGATTACGATGGCGCCTATGTGATCAACTCCGTGAATGTGAACGACTTCAATGTGACGGCCGTCTGGAATGTCACCAGGACCGGCACCTGGGACGAGCCCTCATACCTGGCTGTCAATGACAATGTATACGGAGCGATCGGGAACTTCGAGATCATCGTCTCGATCTCCGGATCGACTGCCGGCACGAACCAGGACTTCGAGTTCAAGGTGTTCAAAAATGCGACGGCCCAGGACAAGGTCGTCAGCCGGCGCCGGTTCGCGATCAATGACACCGGAGCGCAAAGTCTTTCCGGCAAGGTCCGACTCGGAGAGAATGATCGGATCTGGCTCGCCGTTATGAACCTTAGCAGCGCGGCAGATGTCACGCCGAGAAATATCAATTTTTATGTTCATAAGTCTTAGCCATAAAGGAGAAAACAATGGCACGAGAAATCAGTGAGACCAGAGAAGTGAAGGCCGTGAAGTCCGTGGCTTTCAACCGGCGCGCAGTGAGCGCCGTCAAGATCGGAGACGAGCAGCTGCGGGCCGATGTGGTCCTGTCGTCAACCGAACACGAGGAGAAGGATCGGGGCGGCGTGGTCGTCGACCTGTCCGAGCTCACCGTCGAGACGGCACTCGGAGAGCTGGAGACTCATCTCGGCAAGGCTCCGGTCCTGTCCGAGCTGACGGTCTTGGACTTCGTTCACAGCGTCGTTCATGAACGGGCGAAGGAGTGAGTCAGCACGACCGCGACAGCCTCGGACCGAAAGGTCGCCTGGTGATGGGAGTTCTCTGTTTCGTGGCTCTCCTGGCGGTGCTTCTGTCTCAGTGCTCCTGTAACGGGAACAGCGCCAGCGTGAAGCCGAACACGGAGCTGGACAATCGGCTCAAGACTTCCCTGGATAACCAGCAGGCCATGAAGGAGAATATCGAGCAGCTGAACGGTCAGCTGACTAAAATCCAGCAGAACTTCAGCGAGATCGTGAACACTATCATCACGAAGATCGACCAGAAGTTCGAGACCTTCCAGGACAGCGTCAGCAATAAGATCGGGGAGGTCGGCGGAGATGTTAAGACAAGAACGAGCAAGTCAATGAACTCGGCACTGTATGGGATCGGCCTGGTCGGCACGGTCCTCCTCTTTGTGCTCGCGGTGCTCTGGCTCGGCGCTCGCATTTTGAAGGAGATACTTGAGAAGAGACTGCTGAAGCAGTAAGAGGAGGGACGCATGGATAATTGGATCGTACAGCTGAGCGCCGGCGGCATCTTCGCCGTGTTAATCATCCGGGAGTTCGTGAACCTGATGATCAAGCTCAAAGGCAAGAACGGAAACGGGAACGGGTCAACGCCTGGGACCGAGACCGTCAAAGACATCAAGGCCATCACGATCGACACGAACGACAAGGTGAAGAGCCTGCATGAGCAGCATTCCAAAACGGACGGGGACGGGCTGCCGATGGTCTACTCTCCGCGCTCGATTGTAAAGAACCAGGAACGGATCGCCAAAAGTTCAGAACAGACAGCGATGCACATGTCGCGACTCGCAGAGACCCAGGAGAAGATGGCCGACACTCTGCGGGAAATCCAGAGCCATCAGACATGAAGGAGAACAGCATGAAGGAGAAGATCATCGCCGTGCTGACGCAGATATACGGAAGCGTCGAGAACGCTCTCCAGTCGATCTGCTCGAAGCGGGCCTATGTGATCGCGCTCCTGGCCTGGCTCGCGATCAGCGAGCTGGACCGTGTGAAGTTCGTCGGCCTCTGTGTGGTCGGCTGCTTTTACATCTGGAGTGAAGTCAAGCGCAAGGAGTCCAGCGCCGTCGGCTCTTCGGCTGGTAGTGTTTCGGACAAGAACAAGGGCAGCGGATCAACGGGCGGAGCTATCTCCACCGGAGGCTGAAGATGAGGTGAGCAGAACCTGGCGCCGCGCGCGTCGCTGCTCGCCTTTGCGAGGGACAGGGGTCGTCGGCCATCCTGTCCCTCTTTTTTTTTGCCTAAAATCGACCCCGAAATCTGGCACTTTTGGGCGAATACTGGCCTTTTATGAATACTGTGTGATCTTTTTTGAAAATAGTTCTTGACAGGTTTTCGTTATCTGTTACCATTTAGCTCCATGATGGCACACGGATACAAATCGAAAACATATCGGGCCGCGCTGGTCTCTCTGGGGCGTCGTGTGCCATCATCACCCTCGTCCCTGGACCAGCCGGCCCGGCCTTTATTCTATGATGGAGAATAACATGGCCAAAGAGAAGAGAGACCTGAGGAGCTACGACTGGATCGTGATCAACACGAGCGCCGGCAAAGACTCCCAGACCATGATGGACTTCGTGTGTGATCTGGCCGAAAGCCAGGGAGTTCTGGATCGCGTCGTCGCCGTTCATGCCGATCTCGGCAAAGTCGAATGGGAAGGCACGAAAGACCTCGCGGCCGAGCAGGCTGCTCACTATGGCATCCGCTTCGAGATCGTCGAACGGACTCAGGACGACATGCTCGAATATGCGACCAGCCGGAACAAGTGGCCGGGCTACAATGCCCGCTGGTGTACTTCAGAATTTAAGCGCGCGCCGGTCGCGAAATTATTCACTCGTCTCGCGAAGGAACTCCGGGACCAAGGCATTGATCGTCAGGCCCGGATTCTGAACTGTATGGGAATGAGAGCTCAGGAGAGCAAGGCCCGAGAGAAGCTCGCGCCATTCAAAGAAGATAAGCGGAATACGAACAGCCGGCGACATGTCGATGTATGGCTGCCGATCCACTCCTGGCTGATCCAGGAAGTCTGGGACACGATCAAAGAGAGCGGTGTCCGGTATCACAAAGCCTACGATCTCGGCATGCCGAGACTCAGCTGCTGCTTCTGTATCTATGCACCGTTCGAGGCGCTGGTCGTCGCCGGTCACTACAATCAGGAGCTTCTTCGCGAGTATGTCGAAGTCGAAAAGCAGATCGGCCACACCTTCAAGATCGACGAGAGCCTGGCGGATGTCCTGGCTAAAGTCGAAGAGGATATAGAGAATAATGTCAAACCCGAAGCTGTGCTGTGCAGCTGGGGCGATTATTAAATTACTTTTTCACGGAGGGCAATCCATGAGTAAAGCATTCGGGCTACCGGGGAACCGAGGAGCGAAGGCTCACCACTTCTTCATGCGCGGCCATGCGGACGCCTGCAACGGGACGGACCGACGCGACATGAGCGACAAGTCGAAAGCGATCCAGAAGGCCTACACGCGAGGCTATGATCTCGGCGTGGAGCAGAAGAAGGCGAAGGTCTGAGTAATGGGAATAATTTCATATATCTGCGTCAGCTGCAAGAGGGAAATCTCCAGGCGGTCAACTTCATCCCTGATGGGCCGGAGGACCGCCAGCGGCCTCTGTAAGCGATGCAAGAGAAAGAAGGAGGGCAATATGCCAGACGAAAAATGTCCGTCCACCTGGGCGAACAGAGCGATCGAGGAGGAGGTCAAGGGAGACCTGGAGAAGGCGGCCGAGTATTGGGACAAAGCTGCCGGCAGATGTGTATCAGATAACCCGGCCCGGGGACTGCGCGCTCAGGCTGCGCGCTGCCGTGCCCTGGTCCAGAATGGAGGAGCGAAATGATGCCGAAGTCATTCAAGAAAGAACTGCGGAAAACGAAGGACAAGATCATTCACTGTGCGAATGATGTCTACGAAAAAGCCCAGGACGAGAAGGTCCCTTCAGAGCAGAAGGAGAAGCTCGAGGCGGCGAGAGACTCGCTCATCGAAGCGACTAACCAGCTCACAGAAGTCCTTCACTCCTGAGCCGAATCGCGGAGCGGGTACCGTGTTCGGGAATCGGACGCGCTTCACCACCCGAGATGAAGCCGAGCGAGATGCTCGCCGCTCCGCGACTGTCTGGAATGGTCTCCAGGCACTGATGAGGCAGACCCTCGAACTGGCCGACAATAGGAGGAATTCATGGTCAGAAGCACGACGCGGAAGCCGGGCCGGCCGGCTAAGAAGAAAACCGCGAAGCAGCCGCCGCCGCTCAAGAAGGAGCGGGACCCGGACAGCGGCAGCCTTTTCCCCGGGATGAAAGTGCCGAAGCCGATCGAGAAACTGGCGCGCAAGATGAAGGCGGCAGAGATCGAGCGGAAAAAATTCGCCGCGATCGAGAAGGATGCCCGGGAGGACCTTTGCCTGATGATGGCAAAGAAGGAATTCACTCGCTTCCAGATTGAGCTCGAGGGTGATGATTATGAGTTCGAGCTCGACACTTCCGCGAAAGTGAAATCCAAAAAAGTGAGCCATGGGGACGATGATTAGCCTCTGGCTTTAGCCACTGGGGAAGGAGTCGGCATCACGGCGAGCGCTTCAGCTAACAGAGCGTTCCCGGGGTGCCGCCTCTCCCTTTTTTACGAACTGCCGAAAATGGAGGGCAAACAATGGACAAGAAATTGCTGACGCACTCGTCAATGACCTGTGCGAAAACATGCCTGCGGAAGTTCTACTTCCGCTATGTGCGCGGGCTCGTGAAGCAGCGCGACACAACGCCGCGCCGGGTCGGGACTCTGTTCCACCTGGGCGTCGAACTCGGCCAGCCGGCCGAGCATTTTGATTATCCCGCCTGGTGCGAAGAAGAAGAGGATCGGTACAAGTGGGACTGCGACCAGGCCCTGGCGGCCGCGATGGTCGAGGCTTATCTGGAATACTGGGACGGCGATGTCCTGGAGGTCCTCGCTTCTGAGGTCGAGTTCCAGGTGCCCGTCGTCAATCCGGAGAGCGGACGGTCCTCCAGGACTTTCCAGGCTGCCGGCAAGATTGACAAGGTCGTCCAGGTGCCCGCTGGAGTGCTTGAGAGTTTCCCTGACGGCTGCGTCGCGCTGCTCGAGTACAAAACCACATCGGACGAGCTGGACCCCTCAGGGACTTACTGGCAGCGCCTGAAGATGGACCAGCAGATCAGTCACTACATGATGGGAGCAGCTGCCAGCTCAGACCTCCCTGAAGTTCAGACAGTCGTGTATGATGTCACCAGGCGATCCGACAAGAAGCCGAAGGGGATCGAGGTCCTGGACGAGGACGGTCTGAAGATCGTCCTGGACGATGAGACCGGTGAGCGGGTATACAATAAAGCCGCCAAAGGCAAAGAAGCAAAGCCCAGGCAGACCGGCGGGAAGGGTATGACTGTCCAGAAGAGACCCGAGACTCCGGAGGAGTTCAAGGCCCGTGTCAAAGAGTCAATGCTCGACGATCCCGATCGCTACTTCTGCCGGCGGGAAGTTCCCCGCCTGGAGACTGACCTGAATGAATACGCCTGGGAGCTCTGGGCCCAGCAGCGGATCGTCGGGACCTGTTACAATCTCGGCGCCTGGTTCAGAAACACCAGCGCCTGCATCTTCTACAATTCACCGTGCGATTATTTCGAGCTCTGCACTCAAGGGGTCGACCCCGAAGAGGATCACGCGCCGCTCGGATTTGAGTTCAAAAGAGCACACGCGGAACTGGCTGAAAGGGAAGGAGGTGACGACGAGTAAGCTGGCCGCACCGTATCTCATTCTATAATGTCAAGGAGACAGAAATGAACGCGAAAAAGACGGGGCCGCCGCCCCCTCCTCCGCCGAAAAAGAAGAGCGGAAAGAAATCAGCGGCAAAGCCCGCAGCGAAGCAGCTGCAATTCAAAAAGCCGACGGGCAAATTCAGACCGCCGAAGCTGGTGGTCGTCGGCGTGGAAGGCTGGGGCAAAACTTCCCTGGCTGCCAATATCCCGGACATCGCAATCCTGATGCCGTCCGTGGAAACCGGGTACCTCACGCTCCTCGGAGCCGGCCGCGTGCCGGAGGTGCCGGCGCTTGTCACTGAAAAGTGGAAGGAGTCGCTCGCAGCCCTGGACAACCTGGGCGACGCGAAGGCCCTGGCCCTCGATGAGCTGAGCGGCTTCCAGGCTCAGTGCTTCGAGTATATCTGCCGGAACGAGTTCGGCAACGACTGGAAGAAGTTCGATAGCTACGGCCGAGGCTATAAGCTGGTCACTCCCGAGTGGCTGAAATTCCTGGCCAAGCTCGAACGCCTGGGGATCATGATCGTCGCCCTGAGCCACTGCTCCATCGAGACCTTCAAGGACCCGATGAGCGACGACCATGACCGCTATGTCAGCGCACTCCACAAGACGATGTGGGGGCTGACCAGGCGCTGGGCTGATGCCTGTCTGTTCGGAACCTTCCGCTCCATTGTAGACGAGGAGAGCGGCAAGGGGATCGGCGGCGATGAGCGCGTGCTCTACACTGAGCACCGTGACACGCACGACGCCAAGAACAGGTACGGCATGGAGTCAGAACTGGAGGTCCCCGACGATCCGGCCGGGACCTGGGCCTTCCTCTGGGACGCCATCACGAACCCGCCGGAGTATGAAGAGTAGCAAGTCAACGGAGGGCGGCTCTCTGGCCGCTCTCTCTTTTTTTCACTGTTTTCCAATAGGAGAAACGACATGATTGAACCGGGAATCTATACCGGTACGCTCCAGGGGATCGAGGTCGGCGCGTCCGGCAAGAAAAAGACCCCCTGCGTGGCGATCGAATGGTACATCGAAGAAGAGGACACATACCGGACGAGCTACTGGTACCTCTCAAAGAAGGCCAAGAAGAACACCTTCAAGAAGCTGAAATTCGTCGGCTTCAATGGTGATTTTGACAACCCGGAGTGCTCCCTGGAGAGCGCTGAGCTCCGCTGCAAACACGAGCCCTATGAGGACCCGGAAACGGGTGACGAAGAGGATCGCGAGAAGTGGGACCTGGCGCGCTGGGGCGGTGCCGGCATCGACGACGCGGACAAGAAAACCGTCAAGGACCTGAACGCTCAATGGAAGCGTGAGATGGGCGCGCCGGCGAAGAAAAAGAAGTCGATGCCTCCCCCTCCTCCGGAGGATGAGGACGACGATCCGGAACCGGAAGAGCCTGAAGCCGCAGCTGAAGAGGAGGAGACTCCTGCACCTCCGCCGGCCAAGAAAAAGAAGAAGGCCGCAGCAAAGAAGGACGCCGGCAAGACTCCGCGCGAGCTCGCCTGGGATGCCTTCATCGAACACAAGATCACGGAGAAGGCTCTCGAGATGCTGGAGGACGGCAAGAGCTCGAAGGCCGTGATGGAGTGGACGACTCTGATCTCTGAAGCCGTTCCAGACAAAGAGGAAGAGGACTTCGAGGCGTCTGACTGGGAAGCTGTCCAGCAGTATATGGAGACGCCGTTCTAATGCCTGCTTCGTCAAGATTCGCGCCGCCGCCGCTGATGCGTGACTATGGCCGCCGCGCCATCAGGAGACTCGAGGACTGCCTGGCCGATAACCCGATCCTTGTCTCGCCGACGGGATCGGGAAAGACGGTGATCCTCGCCAGCTTCTGCCGGCGTCTGAGCCTTCGCGTCCTTTGGGTCGCGCACCGTCGCGAGCTCATCAGCCAAGCGGCGGCGCATCTTGACAAGATCGGATTCGATAACTACATCGCGACATCCGTCCAGAAGCAGGCCAGGCGGCCGCTCGAGGATGTCGACCTGATCGTGGTGGACGAGTGCCATCACGCGATCAAAGACTCACAATACCAGAAGCTATTCGACGCCGGTGTGCCGGTCGTCGGGGCGACTGCCACTCCCTTCCGACTGGATGGCCGTGGCCTCGGGGACTTGTTCGGCCGGCTCGTCGTCGCTGCTACTCCGAGGCAGCTCGTCAGCCAGGGATATATCCAGGAGCCGGTGATCTATTCACACCCGGCTCCGGACATGACCGGCGCGAAGAAAATCGGAGGAGACTGGTCGCTCAAAGAACTCGGCCGGAGATTTCAAAAGCCGAAACTCATGGCGGACATCGTCGAGACCTGGAAGCGCCAAGCGCTCGGGCTCAAGACGATCGTGTTCGCTCCGACAATAGACTATTCGCGAGCGCTCGTCTCGTCTTTCCTCCTGGAAGGGATCGACGCCGAACACCTCGACGGCAAGACGCCAAAAAAGGAACGGGATGCGATCCTGGCCAGGCTGCGAACTGGCGAGACGGCGCTCGTGTCGAATGTAGGGATCGCCACGGAAGGCTTCGACCTCCCAGCGCTCGATTGTGCCATCATGGCCCGGGCGACGGCGAGCCTCTGCCTCTGGCTTCAGATGTGCGGCCGCGTGATGCGGGACGAGGGCGAGGCCCTGATCCTGGACCATGCCGGCAACGCGATCAGACACGGATCGCCGACAAGACAGATCCGGTACACGCTGGACCCTGGCGGCCGCCAGAAACCCGAGCCGCTCGGCCTGAAGATGTGCCCGGAGTGCCTGCTCATGGTCCGCGTCGGCGTCTGGATTTGTCCGGACTGCGGGAATGACATGAGCCCGATCTCTCGGGCGATCCGAAAAGCCGATGCAGGGGAGCTCGTTCTCTTCAGCGATCGGATGGCAGTCTGGAACCAAGTCAACGGGGACCGCGCAAAATACAAGGCGATCTTCGGAGAGATGCCCGTCGTGATCGACGGCGAGCTGATCGACATCTCAAAACCCGAGAGCAAGCGGATCGTGTACGCTCACTATGTCCAGAAGGCATGGGACCGCGATTATGCGATGGGCTGGGCCCGGGGAATATACAAGAAGATTTTCGGCCACTGGCCCGGGTCCCGCCTCCAGGATGAGGTGACGAAATTCCTGAACAAGAAATGGAGATCATGAAGAAGATGAAGTTCAAGAAGTGCCCGGGCTGCGGGCTCCGGATCGAGATCAAGAATGAGGCCGACAGCTGGGAGTGCCGGCACTGCGGAACCGGGACCCTCGTGCTGCGCTGTCCGGAGTGCAAGATGTGGCTCGTGAAAGAATACAAAACCGAGAAGCCTCCGATCATGGAGTGCCTCGCCTGTCAAACTTTTATTTCCACCTGAGAGGAGGAAGATGATCATGTCAAAAAAAAGAAAATTCGGAGATAAACCAGTGCTGCCGATCTGTAAAAAATGCGGGTACCGAGCAGCTGCCGATCCGAAGGCAGCGGCCGCAGCCCAGGCACTGATCCAGGGAGCCCAGGACACGGCCGGCGTGATGTGGGAAGTGATCGGCCGCGCGCTGGAAGATGCATACGGCGGATGTCCTGGCCATCAGTTCGACAAGCCGCTCACGGAGGACTGGTGCGATGGCTGCATGAATGAAAGCAAGCCCGAGATCGGCGACGCCATCCATCCACACTGGCGCTGCTGGACGAAGTGGCTCGCGGAGGCGATGGTCGACGGCCGCTATAAGCTCAGCGACATCCGGAGACAGATCGACGAGATGAACTCGTGAGGCTGCCATATTACAAGAACCGGCGCGGCCAAATTTATCACGGCGACTGCCTGGACATCATGAAAGAGATGGCCGACGATTCGGCCGAGGCCCTGGTCACTGATCCGCCATACTGTTCCGGCGGTCGGCAACAGCAGGGAGCTCGGAATCAGATCGAGAAATCCGTCCGGGACGAGTGGTTCATGGGCGACAATATGGGCGTCGATTCTTATGTCTGGTGGATGAGAGAGATCGCCCAGGAGGCGATCCGGATCGTGACCCCTGGCTCGATGGCTTTCGTGTTCACTGACTGGCGTCAATACACCACGCTCGTCAATACCTGGGAGTCCGCCAGGTGGACACTCCGGGGCGCGTTCGTCTGGGACAAAGCGAAGGGCGGCGCGATGGGTTCATACTGGCGGAACAATCACGAGTGGGCGGCGATCTTCACGAAGGGGAAGCCGCGACCACTGGCTCACAGGAGCTGCTTCAATACCTGGCAAGGCCCGAAGCCTCAGGGCGGACTTCATCCCACTCAGAAGCCGCTGGAGCTCATGGAGTACATCCTGGGAGCTGTCACGCCGAAGCCGGCGCGCATCCTGGACCCGTTCATCGGATCAGGGACAACGCTCCTGGCGGCATGCAGCACCGGGCACAATTTTATCGGGATCGAAATCGATGAGGCATATGTGAAGAAGTCAATCCGGAGAGTCGAATCATACAAGAGCGGACTGACTGAAGCCGAACAGGAAGAAGGTCAGCAGACGCTGTTCGAGGAGTAGAATATGGCGACAGAAAAGAAACTACAGAACGCGATCCTGAGACAGTTCGCGACCCGTCCGGAGCTGCGGCTCTGGCGCGCGAATGTCGGGACCGCCGTGCCGATTTCCTATGTCAAGCAGATCGAAAAGTCCCTCCTCCTGGGCGACCGGGAAGAGGCTCTCACTCTGCTCCGGAGTGCGCCGGTGATTTCCTTCGGCGTGAAGGGCCAGGCTGATCTCACCGGCATCCTCCCAGGCGGGACGCGCCTGGAGATCGAAGTCAAAGGTGAAGGCGGCCGGCAGACTGAGGACCAGCAGCGGTACCAGCGAATGATCAATAACAAGGGAGGGCTTTATATCCTGGCGCGTGAAGTCGACGATGTCGGGGACGAAATATACAATTTTATCAAGGAGGGCAAAGCATGAAACAGTATACGGATCAGCTGCTGAAAATTCGGCACGAGCTGTATCGAATGGTGGAAGAAGAAAGTGATCGGCAGCTGGAAAAATGGGGACTTCAAACTCACAGCGGGCCGACATGGGCGACGATCTCAATGGAAGAGGTCGGCGAGGTCGCGAAGGCGATCCTGAACTGTGAGTTCGAGCATGGCTCGAGGTTCGAGGTCAGAGCTGAAGCCATCCAGGCGGCGTCTCTGTTCCTGAAGATCGCGGAGATGTACGACGCGGAGCCGGTCGTCTCGACTGTCTACCTGGCCGGCCCGATCATGGAGTGTTCGGATAGCGAGGTCCACAACTGGCGCGACGAAGTGATCCCGGTGATCAAGGGGAAATGTATCGACCCCTCCAGGCTGACGCCGGCGCAGGATTTCGTCAATATCGACAAGGCGGACATCGCGAGCTGCCAGGTCGTTCTGGCGAACTGCTGGAAGCCGAGTCCCGGGACATCAATGGAGATTTTTATCGCGAACCAGATGAACAAAAAAGTCGTTACCGTCACACCTCGGGATCAGGTGAGCCGCTGGATTGTTCACCATTCGGATGTGGTGTTTCATAGCCTGGCGGAGGCAGTCGAACATGTCAATCAGCTGATGAGCTGGGAATAACGGAGGACCGAATGAGCAAGAAGAAGAGGATCGCAGCCACTGAGAGCGGTGTGCTCATGGGCTGGTCCTATGTTCGATTAAACGGGAAGCGACCGATCGAAAAGAACTGGGCAGCTCGCAAGAAAGAGGACGGCAGCCAGGCCCGGGAATGGGCCGAGCGCGGGAATGTCGGGATCAGAACCGGCAAGCATTCCGGCGGCCTGGTCGTCGTCGATATTGACAAAGGCGCGGACATCTCCACGCTCGATCTCCCGGATACGGTGACAGTGATCACCGGCAACGGAGGGATGCACCTGTATTATCAGCACACCGGGAAACTCGGAAACTCTGCCGGCAAGATCGCCGAACACATCGATGTCCGAGGTGATGGCGGCCAGGTGGTCGCTGTCGGATCAGTCCATGACAAGACGGGCAAGGTGTACCGATACGCGCACGACCTGGGACCCGGCGACATTGAGATCGCGCAGCTGCCGGCATGGATCGTGAAGCGCCTGGCGAAACCGAAAAAGAAGGCGCCGGCGAAGAAGAAAAAGAAGAAGCGCTCGAGCAAAGTCTCCCGGTATGCTGCGGCCGCTATGGCCTACGAGCTGGAGAGTGTCGAACAGGCAGACGAGGGCGAACGGAATCAGACACTGAACAGCGCAGCCTTCTCGATCGGCACGCTCGTCGGAGCCGGCGCGATCGACAGAGCTGAAGCAGAGAGTGAGCTCCAGTCAGCAGCTGAGGCCTGTGGCCTGGTGGACGACGACGGAGCCAGCTCTGTCCGGGCGACGATCCGCTCCGGACTCGATGCCGGCACAGCGAAGCCGCGCGAGATCGAAGAGGATGAAGAAGAGGAAACTGATGCGGAAGAGGGGACTGTCGGAGACTCACCTGAAGAGGATTGCCCTCCTCCTCCAGGTGATGGCGGGGATGATCCGCCAGGTCCCGCTTCCGTATCTCGTGAGCGTGCTCCGATCATGATCCCGGGAACTCACACCACGGCCTTCGGACATCAAGAAGTCGGGAACGACGACTTCGCTGACGATGTTCTCCGGAACCTTCCGGAGGGCGTGATCTATCGGCGCGGCGGCATCCCGGTCGAGATCATCGGAGAGCCGGGCCATGCGAAGCTCCAGATACTGGGCTCCGATCGGATGCGACTGATCATGGACGAACACCTGAGGCTGATCCATTCAACCCGGAAGAGCAAGCGGCTCATGCAGCTCTACAGGAACACGACGCGCAACCTGGCGAGCCTGGTCCTGGCAGCTGCCGGCGACAGCTCATGGGTCCGGGACATGAAGCTGCTCACGAACTACCCGGTCTACACTCCGAGCTGGGAGCTGGCCCTTCCAGGCTGGCATGATGGCGTGTACTATGATGAGCCTCCGGAGCTGCACGGCGTAACACCTGGGGGGAACTGGGGCGTCCTGGACGACATCCTGGTCGACTTCCCCTTCCAGGACGACGCGGATCAGCAGAACTTCATCAGCCTACTCCTCACTCCGATGATCCGGCCGGCAGTCCTGGGGAATGTTCCGATGTTCCTGATCAAGTCGTCGCTGCCACGGACCGGAAAGACGAAGCTCGCGGAGCAAGTCACCGGCGGCATATACCTCGGCGAGGAGACGCCGGCCATGCAGTGGTCATCGAATGAGGACGAACGCGACAAGCGCATCCTCTCGATCCTGAAGCAGGGCGACACGATCCTCCATGTGGACAATGTCGCTGCCTACATGGACAGCCCGGCACTCGCCTCCCTGGTCACTTCCAAATTCTACCAGGGGCGGGTCCTCGGCCAGTCTCAAATGATGCGACTCGAGAACAGTCTGACCGTCGTCGCGACAGCGAACAATCCTCGAGCGACCGGCGAGATCGTCAAGCGCGTGGTCCCGATCACTCTCCAGCCCGAGGACGACGCTCCGGAGCTGCGGGACAACTTCAAGCACCGGCACCTCTTCGAGCACATCCTGAAGCGCCGGCCGAAAGTCTGGAGCGTTATGATGGGCCTCGTCGAAGAGTGGAAACAGGCCGGCCGGCCGAGCACGAAGATGAAGATGGGCGGCTTCGAGGGATGGATCAGTGCGATGTCCGGGATCATGCACCTGGCGAACGCCGACAAGTGGATGAGCAACTGGCGCGCATGGGTTCGCGAGACCGATCCGGAAGGTGAGGACCTGAAGGTGTTCTGCTCGCTCTGGTGGGCCGATGCCGGCAACGCTGCGCTGACAGCGAAGGACCTCTTCCGGATCGCGGAGGATAATGACCTGTTCGAGATTGCGCTGGCCAGGGGATACGGAAATCACGGCCGGCTGACGATCTTCAGCCAGTCGATCCTCGGCAAATACAAGGACGCGCCCGTCGATGAGTTTATCATCCGGCGCCGCTCCGATCGGACTTACTTCCTGGATAAATGGAGATAATTATGGGAATGAATAAATCGAAGGGGAACATGTACCCCTGGGTCACTCACACCTGGAACGCCATCCGGGGTACTTGCCTTCATGACTGCGAATATTGCTACATCAAACACGGCCGGCAGCTCGGCTGGAAACACGAGGCAAAGCTGATCAAGCACGAGCTAAGGACCCAGCTCGGGAGCGGCCGTTTCATTTTCGTCGGATCATCGACTGATATGTGGGGCAGCTGGATCGATGCCGACGACATCCTGGCCGTCTTAAAGCACTGCGAGCGGTTCAACAATCAGTACCTTTTTCAGTCGAAAAATCCGGAGCGCTTCATTGCTTTTACGGAATGGTTTCCTGAACGGACCACGCTCTGCACCACGATCGAAACGAACCGCCGGAACCTGGTCCGGGATGTCTCTGATGCACCTGTTCCCTGGAAAAGAATTGACGCGATGAAGGAGATGAAGTCCCGGGGATTTACGACGACCATCACCATCGAGCCGATCATGCAGTTCGATCTTGATCTGCTGATCCGCGACATCAAGAAGGTCGGCCCGAACTGGGTCAGCATCGGAGCAGACAGCAAGCGCTCAGACCTGATCGAGCCATTCGCTCATGAAATCCAGGAACTCGTCGAAGAGCTGCGGAAGATCGACATCGCGGTCCACATGAAGGCGAACCTCTCCCGGGTTTTTAAGCCGAGGAGGAAGCCATGAGAAATATGAGTTTTATGCTGACGACAGAACAGATCCGGAACAAGACCAAAACCGTGACCCGTCGGCTCGGCTGGTGGTTTCTCCACGGCGGCGACCTGGTGATGGCATGCGTCAAGTGCCAGGGCCTGGCGAAGGGTGAGACGATCGAGAAGATCAGACCGATCGAGATCGTGAGTGCCTGGGCCCAGAAGCTGAACAAGATCACGAAGGAAGAAGTGGTCCGCGAGGGCTTCCCAGAGATGAGCCGCATGGACTTCATCGATATGTTCTGCCGGGAGATGGGAACGCCTCCGGATGTCATGGTCAACCGGATCGAGTTCCGGTACCTGAGCGAACAGGAAGAGGCCGCGATCATGAAGGTGGAGGAGCTGCTATGATCAAGGGCTATGTCCGACAGATAGAGAAGATCAGGATCACATACAAGCATGACCCGGACCATCGCCTGGTCCACGACTGGTTATTCGAGCGCGGCTTCAGGATCATCAGGTCCGGACCCGCGCCGCGCCAGGGGGAGAACTTCGATACGAACAAGCAGCTGATCATCGCAGAGCGCGAGGTCGGCACCAGGTCGTCCAGGACAATCAAGAAGGAGGTGGCGCCATGAAAATTCCGAAGAAGATCACGATCAACGCCATCCCGATCGATGTGAAAATCGTGAACTGCCGGCAGATCGACGGGCCCGGGGAATACAATCAATACCACAAGCTCATCCGGATCAGAAAAGACGACGATGTCAGCGAGGCGGTGCGTGCCGAGACTTTTCTCCATGAGATATTCGAGGCGATCGACAAGGATAACAATCTGGGGCTCGGGCACACGACTCTGACGGTCCTCTGCTCGAACCTCTTTGCCACGATCCGGAACAACAAACTGGACTTTTTAGATCGGAGGGAGTCATGAGCTGGGGAGAGAGATCATGCTATCATGCCGGGCACTGTCCGATCCCGGACGAGTGCAGCATCGGGTCCTGTAATGTCGACTGTCGGAGGTATCGCTGGGACCAGGTGACGGCTCCCGATTCGGCGCCGGCCGAGAAACCCGTCAAGATCATGAACATCGGACCCGGCGGCCTCAACACAATCGAGAAGCTGCGGATGGCTGGCATCAATTTCGAGCTCACAAATCCCAGCCCGCCGCCGAGACCTAAAACAATCCGGGACTTCGGTCAAGCAGCGCCGAGACCCGGATCGAACGACTCCTGTCACTGTGGCAGCGGTCGGAAGTATAAAAAATGCTGCAAGTCAAGGAGCTAATTATGGAGAACTGTATTGTCATGGGCCCGGCGCTCGATGCGGACGGGATCAAAGAGTTCAAGGAGGCGATCATGGCCATCCTGCTCACGACGAACGACCAGGACACGAAGAAGGCCGCGCTGTCATGCCTTCGCCAGGGTGTTCAGCTGAGCGGCGGAGATCATGGTATGCTGAACGGTTGCAATATCTCACTCGGACCGGACGGCGTGACGAAGAAGAAGCGCCGCCCGGCAGCCAAGAAGAAACGGAGGAGCTGATGGATTACAAGCTGATACTTTTCTGCCTGGTCGCCTTCATCCTCGGCCGCATCTCGAAGGGCTTCTCTATTTACATCGGGACGGACGAGGACAAGGTGGACGCGGCGACGATCGGAATACTGTTACAGAAAAAGAGGTGACGCCATGATCGAACTCCACACCGTCAACCAAAACGACGATCCCGATGACCGCTTCTGCTCAGGCTGCGGGGACCGGCTCCGCCACCATGTCGGCCGGCAATACGCCACGCTCGGACGGGTCAAAGGCAACGGCCTCGTCCGGGTATGCCGGGCATGCGTGATGAGGGTCGCGGCCGCCTTCTTGGCAGTACCTCACGAGGGCTCTGAATGCCCGGAAATCTATGACCTCAGGGAGGGCTCCTGATGGGGCTCAGAGGTCACTGTTTCGAGCACACGGCCACGGACGAAAAGAGGACCCAGGCCTACCGAGGCCTCCTGAAGCTCGCACAGGCGAGCGCACAGAGAGCCGTGGCCCTATTCTGGGAGATTTTAGTGTTTTGTAAGCGGCGCAACTTTGCCGAAAAGGTAGGCCTTAGGGGCCTTAGGCTATGCCAAAAAGTGATATTGGACCGCATTCCTGATCATTTTTGTACGATAAAAAAGGCCCAAATCTTAAAAAATCGGATAGTAAACCGCTGTTTCTGCGGCCTATCAGGCCTTAGACCCCTTCCCCAGTCACATGAAGAGCTCTTCACGTTTTTTAATGATCAGTTAAGAAGAGTATTACAGGTAACAGGAACAGGCCTCAGAGGCCGCAGAGGCCTTCACCCGACGGCCGCCGACTTCCGCCTGTTCAAACCGTCAAAAAGAAGGAGAACAATATGACCGAGAAGATACTCCCAGGAGGGACCGCGAGCGTCGCGGATCACTGCCCTCACTGTGGCACAAGTTTCAGCATGGAGGTCCGGTTCAAACCGGGCGAAGATTATGCCCGCGAGCACTGCCCGGAATGTGACAAGGGGATCTGGTTCAAGTTCGAGGGCATCGACGACCAGGGGACCGCGACGATCCGGATCGGGACGCCTGTCGGGATCGATCTGTTCACGCCGGGGATGAAGGGCTTCAACACGATCGAAGTCGCGGACCGGATCGAGGAGTCGCTACAGAACTCTCTCCTGGCTGGACAGCTCTCGCCCGAAGTCGCCGGCGGGATCAATGCCCTGGACGGACTCGATCAACTGGTCGATGAGAACAGCCACTTCCACAAGCTGGTCCTGTCGATCGTCGCGTCCGTGTGGATTGAGCTGAAGGAGATGAAGCCGTCGATGAAGCCGCCGGTCCCGCAGCAGAATGAGAACGGGATCAGGAAGTACCGGCTCACGAACGAGCTCGGACTAAAGCGCCAGGGGGTCAGTCTTTCCGCCGGTGCTGCGGCCACCTGGCTCTCGCAGCTCGCGCGGAACAGTGACAGCTGCGGCTTCACGATCCTCGAGCGCCAGGACGATCCGGCCGACAAGTCCGTGCTGCTCACGATCCAGTGGAACGGCGGCGAGGTCAAGAAGCTCGACATCGGCGGCGTCCCGGTTCAGCCGGAGGAGGTGGACGATGCCAAAGAGTGACCGCGAGAAGATGCTCGAGCTGCTCGAGGACCTGGACATCGAGGCCGAGGTCAGCGAGCACAAGGCCGGCCGATCGACCGTCACGATTCGGACCGGCGGCGATGCCTGGACTGAGTTCAAATTCGACGAGGCCGAGGTGTTCGATGGTACCGGGACTTACCTGGTCAGCCGTCAGGCAAAGCCGAAGGGATCGATCTTCGCGCCGCCGCCGATCCAGAAGGCGAAGCGATGAGGCGGGCCAGCTTCCGGATCAATGTCAACTGGCAGAAGGCGGCTGAAGCGATGCAGCGCCAGGCGGACAAAGTAAACAAGGCGGCCGAAGCACTCGGGCGAGCGATGGCTTCGTCTCGCTTTCCGGTCGCCGTCACCTGTCGATCGTGTGAGGGTCGCGGGATGATTTTCAAAACCGAACAGCGTCGAGCCGTGTATGTCTGCTGTAAAAGCTGCCACGGTCTCGGCCTGGTCAAAGGAACGAGAGGAGAAGCGAATGAGTAAATTATCAAAGGACGCGATCGAGGCCATCGGCTGGGCGTATGCCGACGCTTGTGCCGAGCTCGATCGTGGTGCCGATCCGCGCAAGGCAGAGATGCCTCGGGTCCTGGCACGAGCGCGGGTCGACCTGGCCGACACGAACGACGACCGCGAGCTGATCATCCCACTGAGCAAGGTCGGGACCCGCGTCTCGATTGACTACGAGGCATTCCGTTCGCTCATGATCGCCGGCCGCCGGCTGTCCACTGAGGCGGACATGTTTCAGTGTGATGAAGGCGACGGCATGAACCTCGCCGACGCGGTCACTCAGTTCGACAAGATCGAGGGATCGCTCCGGAAATACGAGGAGCGAAAGCCGCCGGCGAAGGGCGGGATCGTCAAGGGGCCCCTCCCGCGAATCGGCGAGGGCCATCACCTGGACCCGGTCGCTCAGCTGATGGTGTCGAAGTGCCGCAGCTGCGAGCGGCGCCTGGCCGATGATCAGACCGCGCTCATCTGGCGGCAGCTCGCGACGATCTGCGAGTTCAAAGGGATCACGCGCCACGCCAGCAGCAGAGTCGACGCCATGTATGAGCGGCCGATCTGTCACCACGGCGCGGCCGGCCAGGTCTATCGCTGCTGTCGCCTGATGTGCCCGGTGTGGGACGATCTCACCGGCCGGCATGGTCCAGGTGTCAACACCGTCGGTCTGGAGAAGGAGGTGCCGGATGAAGAGGCCTAACTGCTTCGGCCATCATGAACTCTGTGACAAGTGTGCCGAGTGTGACTGGTGCGCGGCGTGCATCCGGAGGACAGTGGCCGCCATGAATGAACAGCTGGCCGGGGACGATCATCCGCTGCCAGATTTTGAGCTCGATAAAGAGAGCCGGGAGGACTACGAATGAGCAAGAGAATATACAAGGGCGACGAGTATGTCGTCACCCGAATGGATGCGATGAAGGCACTGAAAGACGCCGGCGGCGTGCGTGGAGCTGCGAAGATAATCGGCTGCTCTTATGGCACGATGCAGAAGATTTGCGAGCACCTGGACATCAAGCTCCCGGGACGCGGCCGGCGGCGTGTCGAGATCGCGAAGAGCGAGCTGAAGCGGTTCGTCAAGGGCTACTCCTGGAGGCAGATCGCTGACCACTTCGGCTGCTCGATCGGCGCGATCCGGAAGGAGTTCAAGAGGCACGACCTGGCGAAGATGGACGGGCGGAACAAAAATGCGGATTTTCCGTGCAGCCTCTGATCAAATAGAAGATTGACTAAAGTATTTGACAAATAACTGCGAGGCGTTACCTTTGGATCAAAACAGAGGCTACGCCTCGCATGTATTTTGAAAAGAGGGTTTAATGTAAGCTGAAGGGACGAGTGAACGGCCAGGCAAGCAAACAAGAAAACCACCGCGAAGCCTGGGCTGTCCCCGAAGAAGAAACCCACACAAAAAAACCCGCCGAAAAAACCACCGAAATCACGAGGAAAAGGCAAAGGGAAATACGACTCCAGCAGCCGCGCGAAGAAGCCGGAAGCGGAGCGCTTTTTCAAGGGCGGCCGGCCGACTGCCGCGCAGATCAAGAAGGTCAAAGAGCTCGCCGAGAAGGCTGTCCCCCAGGAGGTGATCGCGGCACACTTCGGGATCAGTCGCAAGACATTATCCTCGCGCCTGGCCGAGAAACACACGGCACTGTCGAAGGCGTACTACGAGGGGTTCGCCGAGGCCCGCGAGATCATCATGAACAAGATGTTCGAGAAGGCGACCGAGGGGAAGGGCGACACCGTTCTGCTGATCTTTATGGGGAAGGCTCTCTGCGGCATGACCGAGAAGCCGGACCTCACCGGCGATGTGGCGGACAAGGCTCAGGCGATCCGCGAGACCGTGGACAAAATGAACAGCGGACTCACGGAGTTCCTGGACAAGGACGGAAATTTCCGGGACCCGGAAGCAGCGACAGCCGCAGCGAAAAAGAAGAAGGCATCCGCCTCAGCGAAGAAACGCTCAAAGAAATCAGCGGTCTCTTCGCCTCCTCCGATCAAGAAAAAAAAGAAGCTGAGACCGGTCAGCTCGAGGAGTCTATAAATGCCGTTTCCTAATTGGCACGCCGCCAGGGTCCGGACCCCCGACGCTTTCGAGCGGATCAGGGTGATCCGGACGCTGCCGAACGGGATCATGATATACGGCGGTCCACTTAAATCAGATCCGTCTGGACCTGTCCAGGCGCAGAGCTATCGCTTCCCGCGTCGCCGGTTCACTCCGGAGCAGGCCCGGGCCTGGCTGCGCGAGCATGACATCGACACCATCGGCTTCGAGAGGGCGACAGGATGAGCGTGGCGCTCGCAGCTATGCCGGCACCTCCTCCGATCGGAGCAGCTGCCCGGATGTCCGTCACCGCGACGGACCCCCTGGCGTTCAACTTTCACCCGAAGCAGGCACGCTATGAGCTGAGCCGCTGCCGGTTCAATGTGATCCCGGCCGGCCGACGCTCAGGCAAGACCTGGATCGCGAAGAGACGCGGCTCGAAGATGGCCATGATGAACACATACTGGCCGGACTTCAGGATCGCCTTCACCTGTCCGACATACGCACAGGTCAAGCGCGTATACTGGGACGACCTTCACCGCATCCTCCAGGCTCATGATAAAGGGATCATAGCCGACGAGTCAAAGACGGACCTCATGATCAAGCTGGTCAACGGCTCCGAGATTTGGATGATCGGCATGGATAAGCCGGACCGGTTCGAGGGTCCGAGCTGGAACTGGGTATTCGTGGACGAAGCTCCGAACACAAAGAAGGAGGCCATCGTCCAGCACATCCTCCCGGCACTGTCCGAGCGCCTGGGCGGGATGGATGAGTACGGTGTGCCCGAAGGTCATAATCACTACTACAAGGACGCGAAGTTCGCGATCAGTGAAGAAAAAGTCCAGAAGCACATGAGCGAATGGGCCTATCACTGGTGGCGCTCTCGCGATGTCATGCCGCTCTACCTGGGAGACGAAGCAGCTGAGGCCGAGCTCGAGAGTGCGCGCCGGCGGATGGATGAGATCACCTTCCGCCAGGAATACGAGGCGGAGTTCATTCACTTCATCGGCCGGGCTTACTATGAGTTCGATCGGGCCCTCCATGCAGCGCGCCGGCTGCTTTATGATCCGGCCGCTCCCCTTCATCTCTGCTTCGACTTCAATGTCGAGCCGGGTGTGGCCGTGGTTGTTCAGGAGGGACGCGAGCAGCGCCGCGAGAAGAAGCGCGACGAGACTCTGGTGATCGCTGACCATACGATCCGCAAGAACTCGAACACGCAGCGGATCTGCCAGATGATCATCAAGCAGTGGAAGGCTCACCGGGGCCCGGTGTATTGTTACGGTGACGCCTCCGGAGGCGCGCGCGGATCGGCGAAGGTAAAGGGATCGGACTGGGACATAATCAAGATCATGCTCCGGAAAGTGTTCGGGGCCCGGCTTCACTTCAGAGTTCCCAGGCGGAACCCTTCAGTCCGTGCCGGCATCAATGCTTTGAACTCGCGGCTCATGAGCGCGAACGGAGATATCAGGCTGTTCGTCGATCCGGCGAACGCTGCCGAGACTGCTGACGACCTGGACGAGACTCAGGTCCTCAAAGATGGCAGCGGCGGGATCGACAAGAAGGCAGACAGCGAACGGACGCACCACTCGGACGCGCTCCGGGCTTATGTGTGGAAGCGTCACCCGATCGCTGGCGCCGAGAAAATCGAAAACAAGGCAATATAACAGGAGGCCGAAATGGCGGTCAACACGGAAAGCTCACAATACAATGCGATGAAGCAGGCGGGAAGCTGGGACCTCTGCTCTGATCTCCTCGGCGGCACTAAAGCGATGCGCGCAGCCGGTCGGAAGTGGCTTCCCCAGGAGAGCGAAGAAGAGGACAAGAACTACGAGGTCCGCGTCTCGCGCTCGTTCCTGTTCAATGCTTACCGGAACACGATCGACAAGTATGTGAGCAGACCGTTCAGCCGGCCGGCCACCTGGGATGTCAAGAACAACCCGGAGGCGAAGGCAGCGATCGAGCCAGTCATGGACGACATGGACGGCGAGGGTCAGACTCACCAGGACTACGCTCGCGAATGGCTGCGGGCCATGCTCGAGTGGGGCCCGGCTCATTCGTATGCTGACTATCCTCAGATCGACGACCCGAATAATACGACGAAGAAGGACGAGCAGGATAATGACATCAAGCCGATTAATAAAATCATACGCGCGCCGATGCTCATCGGATGGAAAACCGAAGAGCAGCCGAACGGCTCGCAGAAGATCGTCGAGATCAGAGTGAAGGAGCTCTATGTCGAGGACGGAGACAACTGGGAGCAGACGGTCTACGAACAGATCAGAGTCGTGACCGCGACGAAGTGGGAGCTCTATCGGAAGGAAAAAGAGAAGGGCGGCAAGAAGATCGAGAACTCAGAATGGGGTACCACGCCGACAGAGTCCGGGACGATCCAGATGAACGGCGAAGAACCGACGGACATCCCCCTGGTCACGATCTACGCCGAGAAGTGGGCCCAGCTGATGGCGCTGCCTCCCTTCCTGGACATGGCCTGGACGAACCTCGAGCTCTGGCAGTCAGCGAGCGATCAGAAAAACATCCTCCGCTTCGACCGCCTGGGGATTCTACTGTTCACCGGCTTCGATGAGGATGAGATCAAGAAGGGCGTGAAGGTGTCGCCGACTCAGGCGCTGTCGACCGCGAACGAGAAGGCGAACGGCAAGCGGATCGAGACGAATGGCGCGCCGGCCGAGAATGGCTGGAAGGACATCCGCGACATCATGGAGCGCCTGGAAATTCAGGGCTCCGATCCGATGATCCAGCGCATGGCGAATGTCAAAGCGGCCGGGATCAACGCGAACGAGGACAAGAGTCGCAGCGAGGCCGAGAGCTGGGTCTCTGTTCTTTCCCTCGGGATGCGGAAGCTCATGCAGTGGGACCTCCGCTGGATGGGCTATGAGGTAAGGCTCGAGGACATCGAGTACAATATTCACCAGGACTTCGTATTCGGCACCGCGATCGCGAACGAGATCAAGAGCTTGATCGAGATGCGGAAGATGGGCGACATCAGCCAGGTCGACTTCCTGAAAGAGATGCAGCGCTACGCGGTCCTCATGGACGGCGATGTGAATGAGCTGGCCGCCCGGGCCCAGACAGATCAGGGTCGCGGGATCGGTATGTTCGGAGAGGACAGAACCTCGCAGCCCGGCACGTCGGCAGCTGCGGATATTATAGCCGGCCAGGCGATCGACCAGGCGGGCGAGACAGAAGCAATCGGAACACCGGGAATATAAGACATGGCGAAGAGATCAGTCAATCAGGAGCTGCTTGACTCTGCGATCGTGAACGAGCTCATCCTTCACGGCCAGGCTCAAGAGATGGCCCTCGAGATCGCTCGAGTCCTCCGCGATGAAGTGCTGCCCGATTTGGGGCGTCACCTTATGGCGGCCGACTTGAGCGATCTAAGACTGAACGACATCCGACTGATGCGGCTCCAGGAAGAGATCAGGCGCGGCCTGTCGATCGAGAAGATCACCTCCGAGACGATGGCCCAGCTGACAGCGATCGCGTCGAACACTGTCCAGGCGGCATTCGATGAGCTGACTGAAGCGCTGCCGGTGAACTTCGGGCTGACGATGCCCGGGCCGAACATGCTGAACGCGATCATCTTCGAGCAGCCCTTCAACGGGAAGATTATGAGCGAGTGGTTCAGCCAGCTCGGCGAGACTGTTCAGTCCGACATCTTCGAGGCTTTCCGCGTCGGTATGATCGAAGGGAAAAACATCCCGCAGATGGCGAACGATCTCCTGGCTAAGAACTACGACGCCTTCACGACGGGCGGAGTGAACAAGGCCGTCAATAACGCAAAGGCCGTGGCCAGGACCGCAGCCAATTATGTATCGAACCAGTCGCGCCTGGCCTTCGCTGTCGAGAACAGCGATGTGATCAAGGGCGTGGAATACATCGCCGTCCTGGACGATCGGACGAGTGAGATATGTATGCTGCTCCACGGCACTGTGTACCCGGTGAATGACATCGGCGCAGTCCCGCCCCAGCATTATAATTGCCGGTCGACTATGGGCTATGTGACGAAGTCCTGGGACGAGCTGGAGATGGAAGGGAACGAGATCGTGAAGCAGCAGGCCTTCCGTCCAGAAGGATCGACCCGGATGGACGGAGTGATCGAGCGGCCGGAGAGCTTCGACGACTGGATCAAAACACAGAGCCCGGAGCGGCAGAACAAACTCCTGGGCCCGGTGCGCGCAGAGCTGTATCGATCGGGAGCGATCCCGGACATCAGCGGCTTCGCAGCAGCTGACGGATCGTTCGCGACACTGAAGGACCTGGGCTACTCCAGGACGGGGGTGAAACTGTGAAATTTTATGATGCAGCTGACGAGCTGCTCCTTGACAAAGCCGAGAGCGGCCGAGGGTTTATCTTTTTCCCCTCGGCCGCCGACGGCTGCGGCAATAAAGACGATAAGGGTCTGGCAGTGCGAGAGGCGCGCCGTCAGAGAGACTCTGAAATAGACCTTTTTTTGTAGGAGAGGCGAGATGCCTGACATTTTGAAAACACGCGTGGAGAGTTTGGACGCTGTGCCGGAAAACTATCGAGGGGCTTATGCCGAAGTCGAAGGAGGCGGCGCTTTTGAGCTGTCGACTGAAGCTGTCGGGAGCTTCGAGCTGGTAGACACCGGGAACCTGAAGAGCGCGCTGGTAAAAGAGCGCGGGACTGTTGAAAGCCTGGAGAAAGCCCTGGCTCCCTTCAAGAGATTTGAAGAGAGCGGGATCGGTGTGGACGATGCCCTCAAAGCGGTCGAGAGGATCGCGGAGTGGGACAAAGGAAACATCGACAACGAGGCTGAAGTGGTCCGACGGATCGACAGCGTCAAGCAGCAGATGGTCGCAGAACATGAAGCTGAAAAGAGCGGGCTGGTCTCGACGAACGAGAAGCTCTCGAGCAAGCTCCGGACTCTGCTCATCGACAATGAAGCGATCAAAGCGATCGAAGCCCGGAAGGGCAATGTCGAGCTGCTGCTCCCCCATGTTCGCCAGCGTGTGAAGGTGATCGAGAAGGATGGGGACTTCGGCGTTCAGGTGCTGCTCGAGTCGGGAGAGCCGGCTATCGACGGTGCCGGGAACGGGATCGGGATCGATGCCCTGATCAAGGGCTTCGAGGAGAAGTATCCGATGGCCTTCAAAGGGGCCGCAAGCTCCGGAGGTGGTGCGCCTGGCGCGGGAGCACCTGGAGCAGGAGGCGGCAAAACGAAAACCCGCGCAGAATTTGATGCCTTGTCCCCGGCTGAAAAGGCCGCGTTCATGAAGGACGGCGGCAAGGTTACAAACACCTGAGGAAAAAACCATGAGTAACACACTGACCGATCTGTTCCCCGACATGTATGAAGCCCTGGATGTAGTGTCCCGGGAGCTCGTCGGGTTCGTTCCGGCTGTAGCGCGGTCCTCAAAAGCCGCACGCGCAGCCATTGGCCAGACCGTGCGTGTGCCGATCACGGCCGCGCAGACCCCGTACAATATCACCCCCGCCGCGACGGGTCCGAACCCGTCCGCCCAGACCGTGGCGAATCGTCAGATCGCCATCACGAAGTCGAAGGCCAACGGCTTCTACTGGGAAGGCGAAGAAGAAATGGGCATGAAGTCCGGGGGTGAGTTCGAGAGCACGCTGGCCGGGCAGTTCGCCCAGGCGATGCGCTCCCTGGTGAATGAGATCGAAACGGACATCGCGTCCCTGTACTATCTCGCCTCGCGCGCGGTAGGAACGGCCGGGACTGTTCCCTTCGGCTCGGACATCTCGGACGCGGCGAAGGTGCTCAAAGAGCTCCAGGATAACGGCGCGCCGCTGACCGATCTCCACCTGGTGGTCGGGACGGATGCGGGCCTCAATCTCCGGTCGCTGACGCAGCTGACCAATGCCAATCAGGCAGGCTCAGACGAGACGCTCCGGCGCGGTCTGCTGCTTGATCTGTTCGGCATCATGGTCGGCGAGTCCGCCGGCATTCAGGCTCACACTCCCGGTACGGGTGCGGGCTACCTGGTGAATAATGTCGCGGGTCTCGCGCTCGGCGACACCCAGGTCGATGTCGACACCGGGGCCGGGACCATCCTGGTCGGGGACATCCTGAACTTCGCGGCGGATACCGCGAAGGGGTATGTGGTGGACACGGCGCTCGCGGCCGGCGTCACCCATATCCAGGACCCGGGGATCATCGGAACGGTGATTCCGGACAACAACGCGATCACGCTGTCCGCCGCGTATCGCGCTCACATGGGATTCTCCCGGAATGCGATCGCCCTGGCGACCCGCGCGCCGGCCATCCCGGACGGCGGGGACGATGCGGACGACCGCACCGTCATTCAGGACCCGAAGAGCGGCCTGGCTTTCGATGTGGCGCTGTACCGGCAGTACCACCGCGTGGCCTTCGAGGTCGGGATCGCCTGGGGCTACCAGATGATCAAGCCTGAGCACTGCGTCCTCTTGCAGGGGTAGGTGTGAAGGCAAAGGACAGGGGGCGGGCGCTGTGCCCGCCTCCGACTTTTCTTTCGCTGTGAAAAGCGAGGCACGAAATGGCCGACAAGAAGGGAAGCCACTCGCGCCGATTTCTCTGTCCATAAAGGGACATCATGAAGCTCGTACACATTATCCTGCTGGCGGTTTTCGTCAGCGTATTGTTCTCTCCTGTGGCGGTCGCTGCGGTCTTTGACGGGACCGGCGAAGATGCTACTCTCTCTCCTGTGACCGTCGGACTGGTGAGCGTGGGAGCCCTCGGCTTCTGTGCTCTGGCGGATAAGACCGTCAAGATGGTACGCCAAAAAGTAAAGGGTCAGCCTGGTCCCGTTACTGCCGATGTAAATGCCGACGAGGTCGGAGAATATCGAAAGGCCGGGTGGGTCCTCGAGAAGGAAGCCGATTTCGATGCCGAAGAGGACGACGACGACGGCCTGGAACCCGATGAGCTTGCCGCGAAATTTGACAAGCTGAAATCGAAGAAACAGGTCATACAGCTCGCCGAACAATACGGCATCGTGGACGCAGAAGGGAACGCTCTCGACGAGGGCGACAGTCTGAAAGTCCTGAAGCAGAAAGCCATCGACGCCGTCCTGGGCGGTGACGATGAGGACGAGGACGAATAGCAATGACAAAGAGGAACGGGTGCAGCGGGTGCCGAGGTCTCGGGCCCGCTGTACCATCCTCGCATTATGAGGAGGAGATCATGGTCGAAGTGACTAAGATCGGAAAAGACGGGAAGCCGATCGGCGGCCCGCGCGCGATACCTGAAGAGCAGCTCGCGCAGTACAAGTCCCGGGGCTATAAGATGGCCGACGGTTCGGACATCAAACGCCCGGAGCCGAAGAAGGAAGCCGCGCCGAAGAAGCCGGCGAAAAAGAAAACCAAGACAGATCCGGCTGAAGAGCCGAAGGAGTAGCTCATGGCTGTCACTTTTGTGGTCGAAGATGGAACCGGAAAATCCGACGCCACGAGCTACATATCCGACACGGACGCCGATCAGATCGTCGAGGACTATGGCCTGGAATGGGCTGCCGGTGAGGACGCCGAGAGTAAACGGCAGAAGCTGAACGCAGCGACTCAATACTGCGACAGTAAATACAACCCGTTCCAGAGCGAGCGGACCGTATACAATCAGGCGCTTTACTTTCCGCGCGTCGAGGTCGAGGTCGATGGCGTGTTCATCGACAGCGATGTGATCCACATAAATCTGAAGCGGGCGGTCGTCGAGGTCGCGGTGTATATGTCGAACAATGACAACGCCTTCCCAGACCTGGACGATGGCGGCGCGCTGAAGATGGAGCGGATCAAGATCGATGTCCTGGAGATCGAGGAAGAGTATGCCGGCACGAACGCCGGCAGCGAAGTCTCGAGCAAAGTGGACGCGCTCATGGCTCCCTTCCAGGAAGCCGGCGGCGGGGCGAACATTCCAGTGTCCAGGGGATAGCTGTGAGCAAAGGATTAAACGAGACGCGGTTCGGGAAAAAGGTCCGGGCGAAGATCGAGAAGTATGGTCGCCTGGCCGAGTTCTTTGACGCTGCCGGCGCGAGCCTGGGAGAGGAGTGGATCACACCGCCCAGGCAGAGCAAGGACCAGATCGCGCAGTCAAGCGCGAGGGAAGAGCGGTTCGTCTGTTTGATCCCTGGCTACCAGCTGCAATTCACGCCGGACCTGGTCAATCGCGTGGTGGATGGTAAGGACTCGAAGTCGTACCGGATCATCAGCATCCAGCCGCTCGACAGCGGCGAGAATACTGCCGCCTGGCGGCTGAACATGGGGAGCTGATCATGGTCGAGGCGAAGTTCGTAAACGCGAAGGAGTTCGATGCTGCGATCGAGAAATGGGCGAAGAAAACCGTCCCCTGGAAATTCGACCAGGGCATGGTGAAGATCGTGACCGACATCGTGACGGAGACGATCGCGCTGACGCCGGTCTCTGATACTCCGGACAATTCCGGGCGGCTGCGTGGCGGCTGGGACCTGGATATTGATCGGTTCGACACTGAAGAGAACGGTCGACGGGATGAGAACGGCGGAACGACTGAAGCGAATGCGCTGTCAAAGCTGACGGCAGCGCGACGGGCTTCTGGGAGTCTGATCGGCAAAACCATCTATTTTTTCAATAATGTTTTTTATGCTGTGTATGTCGAGTTCGGGACTCCGAAGATGGCACCGTTCGCCATGCTCCGGACCGCGCTCTCGAAGGTCACGGCGTCGCTGAGCTGAGAGGTATAGAATGGGATACAAGGCAGCAGTCGAAGCCATCAAGGCAGAGGTGGACAGCACTCTCGGCGCTGGTGGTGCTGGCTATGCTGTCCAGCATGCGAACGCTCCGGGATTCACGAAGCCGGACAACGCGGTCTGGATCAATGCCTGGGTTCGGCCGGCTGCCGGGAATACCGTGTGCATCAGTGCCAAGAACACCTACAGGATCAGCGGCATCCTGGACCTCCAGGTGTTCGGACCGATCGGCACGAGTGAGGCGGATGTGAATGATGCCGTCGAGCTGGCGATGAAGTCATTCGATTATATCAACATCAATGTCGGGGATGCAGAGGGAACTGTCGTGCAGTTCAACCTGGCACCATTCCCGAATGTGATAGGGCTGGTCGGCGGGCAGTATCAGGTCAATGTGACCGCGCCGTGGGATGCCGACTTCCAAGAGACTTAGAAACCTTTTTTTTGTAGGAGGCACGCAATGAGCGATGCGAACAGGACGATCCTCCGCTATGTCGAAGAAGTAGCGTGGGGTGAAGTGCCGGCCGGACCGCCCACTTTCACAAATCTGCGGGAGACGGGCGAAGGGCTGAAGGGCACAAAGCAGACGGAGGTATCTGAGGAAATCAGATCGGACCGTCAAATTCCCGGTATCATACGGACCGGGATCGGAGCGGAGGGTGATCTCAACTTCGAGCTGTCGTATGCAAGTTATGACCCGTTTTTCCTGGCGGTCCTGATGGCCTCGGCCTTCAGTGCCTCCGTGTCAGTGGCAAGTGGCGTCGCGGTGACAGTAGCAGCTGCGGCCGGGACTTTCACACTGGGAGCCGGCACCTGGGACAATACCCCCAGCGTCGGCGAGTGGGTCCGCTTCCGTGGCTTCCCGACGAACGCCGGAAACAATGGGGTGTTCAAAGTATCCGCCGCGAGCGCGACCGTGATCACGGTCTCGAACAAGGACGGCCTGGTCGATGAGGCCGGCGTGACCATCAACGCCGAGACCGCGAAGCAGGCAGTCAACGGTGTCGCTGAGAAGTCCTTCTCCATCGAGAGAGAGCACACGGACCTCACGAACATCTTCGAGCTCTATCGCGGGCTCATGCCGGCCTCGATGTCTCTGGAAATACCAGTGGACGGCCGGATCACCGGCTCCTTCTCCTTCATGGGGAAAGACGAACAGGCCACCACGGCCACTGCCGGAGACGGCAGCCCGAACGCTGCGAACGATAACGAGATATTGAGCTCAGCGAATAATATCCGCTGGATCAATATCAGCCACGGTTCCGTGTGCCTGTTCTCTGGCACGATCGAGGTGACGAATAACCTCCGGGAGATCAGGTGTGCCGGCGAGCTGTCGCCGCATGATCTCGGGATCGGCCGGTTCGCAGTGACCGGCGACCTGGAGCTGCTGTTCCAGGACCACACTCAGAAGTCGCGGTACCTCGCGCACACTGAAGCCGGTTTCGCTGTCGCCATCCAGGCGACGGACGGCGCGGTGATCGTGTTCGAGGTACCCAGTTTTCAGATGTCCGACGACGAAACCGTGGCCGGCGGAGTCGACACGGAGCTCGTGGAGAGCATCTCGTTCGAGGCGTTCATGAACGCCACCGAGGACATCACCATGCGGATCGCTCTTTTCGACGCTCCGTGATTTTTTTGGCTCTTTGGTAATAAGGACATACAATGGCCGACGACAAAAAGACGACGAAGGTGAAGGGCTTCAAGCTCTCGAAGTTTAAGACAGACGACAAACTCGAAGAGGAAGGCGTCTGGGTCCCTTACGGGAGCGGCTGCGAGTTTCTGATCGCGCGGATCGGGAACCGGCGGTTCAAGGAGTTCATGATGAAAAACGGCAAGCCGCATATGCGGCGGGTCACTTCCGGAACCCTCGACAGCGAGAGTGCTGACGAGCTGATGAAGGAAGCGATCGCTGAGACCGTTCTCCTGGGATGGAAGAACCTTATAGGCGAAGATGGCAAGCCGATCGAATACTCGAAAGAGGCATGCCGTGAAGCGCTTGAGATCGAGGACTTCTACAAGGAGATCATGGCGCTCGCCCAGGAGCGCGAACTCTATCGAACCGAGGACCGGATCGCAGCCGAGGGAAACTGAGCGAGCGCCTCGAGTGGGAATACCAGTGGGGCTGGTACATCAAGAAGCTCGAGGCGCTAAAAGCTCAAGGCCAGGAAGTCAAAGCTCTCGATCAGCGGCCGGAGATCCGTTTGGATCTTCGGCCGGCCTGGTCGGGGTTCGTCGAGCTTCATAACCGGAGGCAGTTCGGGTTCGATGCGAACCCTCTGGCGGTGAACGCGATCACGGCCTGGATGGAAATCATGGGGTTTCACAATCCGGATGTGAGGCGCGAGCTCTATCAGCTGATCACCTTCCTCGATGATACCTGGATGTCCCTGTATATCAATGACCCCAAGAAGAAGCGAAAAGCGGAAAAGGGGCCTAACAAGATAAAAGGAAAATAATGGCAAACACGGCGACGCTACTTGTGGCCATCAGCGCACGCGGCGCGATCTCTGGGGCGAAGAAATATGTCTCAGCGGTCAAGCTCATGAGAGCGCAAACCAAAAAGACCGGGGGAGCGCTGGCTGCTTTGAAATCGACAGCGGCGTCGCTGCTTGTAACGCTGGGCGCGTATGTCGGGCTCCGCTCTTCGATCCAGACGATCGCAGAGTTCGGGGAGACGATGGCCATGCTCGAAGGTGTGACCAGCGCAACGACTGCCGAGATGCAGCTGTTCGAGGACACCGCGCGCCGCCTGGGAGCCACGACACGCTTCACGGCTTCTCAGGCCGCCGAGGGACTGCTGAACCTTTCTCGCGCCGGCTTTACCGTCGCCGAAAGTAACGAGGCGATAGCGGCGACGCTGGACCTCGCCACGGCCGCCGTGATCGATCTCGGCGAAGCCAGCGAGATCACTGCGACGACGATGCGCCAGTTCGGTCTCGAGGCTTCCGATGCAACTCACATTGCCGATGTTCTGGTCAATACCGCGAACTCGACGAACTCCACGATCCAGACGCTGGCCCAGGCGCTGAGCTTTGCTGGTACCTCAGCTAAGACCGCCGGCGTCTCACTTGAAGAAACCGCCGCCCTCCTGGGCGTGCTGCATGATGCCGGCATCAAATCCAGCCGGGCCGGTATGGCGCTCCGCCAGTCGATGATCCGCCTGGTCAATCCGACAGACGACGCTGTGAAGTCATTGAAAGAGATGGGCCTCTCCCTGGACGAAGTCAATCCGACGAAAGTCGGAGCGACTGAAGCCTTCCGCAAACTCGGCGAGGCACAGATGAACCTCGGCCAGGCCGCGCAGATTTTCGGATCACGCCAGGCAACGGCCGCCCTGGTCATGGCTGACGCCACTCAGAAGGCTCTCCAGCTCACAAAAGCGAATGAATTGGTCGAAGGTACTGCTCGGAAAAACGCGGCCCTCATCGAGGGCACACTGAAAGGTGCATGGCTCGAGCTTCTGTCGACTCTCCAGGAGGTGATCCTGATGGCCGGCGAGTCCGGACTAACCGGAGCACTGAAGGACCTGATCGGATTTGCCTCTGCCCTTGTGAAGGAGCTGGCCGGCATCGACCAGGCCGCGGGCAAGGTGACGCCGGCAGTGGCGGGTGTAGCTGAAGCGCTGCGGCGCGTGTGGAAAATCGGGAAGATACTCGTCGCGCTCTCTATTCCGGTTATGCTCGGGAGCCTCGCGACAACTGCCTCACTGGCTGCTGTGAAGATCAGCCTCATGGCGAAGGCGATCATCATGGCGAACCTCGGACTCTTGCAGATGGCGGCCTCTTTGGTCGGAATGATCGTGCCGGCTCTCTGGACGATCGGCGTGGCAGCCGCGAAGGCTGCAGCCGTGCTGACTGCGACACTGCTGCCGGCGCTGGCTGTTCTGGCGGCCGCGTATCTCGGCTTCAAGTTCGGGGAATGGCTCGAGCAGTTCACTCCGGTCCAGAAGGGGATGCAGGACCTGATCAAGGGGATCGCGAAGGGCTTCCAGTGGCTGAAGAAAACGAGCAAAGTGATCTGGGCCGGCATGAAGAGCCTGGTGGTCACTTACTTCATCAACCCGGTCCTGAAAGTATTCGATCTGCTCATGGATGGCGTGTTCAAGGCGATCAATTTCATGGTGAAAAAAGCGCGGGACCTGATCAGAGGACTCCCGGGCATGGGCGACATCGAGAAGCAGCTCAATCGGATGGTCGCGCTGACTGCCAGCGGCTTCACTGGAGCGCAGCCGGTCGCGGATACTTTCGAGAAAGATGTCAAAGGAATCGAAGCGGCATATGATACCGCAGTCGCTCGGATCGAGCAGACTCATAGGATCGCGATCGGTAAAATCGAACAGGCAGCTCAGAAGCCGAAGAAAACATTCAAGGAGCTCGTCCAGGATGATATGAAAAAGATGGTGGACATGATGGGGATGTTCTCCGGAGAGTCCGAAGAGTCGACGAGGCAAATCGAAGAGCTCCAGGTGCAGCTCAATCAGGCGAAGGCAAACGCGGAAGGGCTGAACTCTGAATCCGCTGATCAGGTCAGCATCTGGACAACCGCAAAGAATAAAGTCATGGAGTGGGGTCAGACTGCCATGAATTGGCTGAACCGAGTCGGCGATGCTCAGGAAGATAACACGAAAAAAGCCGAGAGGTTCAAGGTCACGATGGAGGACATCGGCGGAGCTGCGACGGCCTCTCTGGTGGACCTTGCGATGGGAGCGAAAACTTTCGAGGACGCGATCCTGGACGCGACGGATGCGATAATCAAAATGGCCCTCCAGATGGCGATCATGAGTGCGTTCAGCACGCCAGGTGTGGGGGGCAATCCGGCCGCGCCGGTTACTGGAGCGAAGGGCCTGGTGGCGATGGCTGCCGGCGGAGTCGTGAACGGTCCTACAGGCGCGCTCATTGGAGAGCGTGGTCCGGAGGCAGTGATCCCGCTGTCCAGGGACGAGCGCGGGAACCTGGGGATCGCGACAGGTGCCGGCGGCCGTGGTGATGCGAATATCACCTTCAACATCGTCAGCCCGGACAAGCGCGGAGTCGAGGATAGTCTGCTCCGGAACCCGAAGCTGATCCAGCAGATGAACCAGACCTATCGACAAGGATATGCCATTGGGTAAAACAAATTTAATTTTCAATGATGAAGTTCGGTGCCCGTCGTTTCCATACGAGGCCGAATTCATTCCGCTGACTACCGTCCAGGCGAACCCGAACCGGACCGTCAAGCAGTCCTTCGTTCATGATCCGCATGACTGGATGTTCTACACGATCAACATGTCACAGCTGAAAGAAGCACAGCGTGACGCGGTCATGGATTTCGTCAAGGTCGTCGGCGGCAATATCGACAGCTTCCTCTTCCGTGATGAATACGGATGGGGATATCAGCTGCCTCGGACTCAGATCGGAGTCGGTACTGGATCACAGACAAATTTCCAGGTGAAACAGGTCCCGACGGTCGGAGCCAATAGCCGGGAGTTCGAGATATGGAACATCGAGGACAACGGGACGATCCGGTGCTGGGTCAATGGTGTGGAAATATTCACGCCGGCGAACTTCACGGTGAACTGGGTCGACGATGGCAGCATCGACATCGCTGTCCCGCCTCCGGCGCCTCAAATAGTCGAAGTATCCTGCGATTATCTTCGCCGCGTGCGCTTCAATGGAAACTTTCGGAATATGCTCCGGACCCATGACACGAATGACATGGTCCTCGGACTCGCTGAGGAGGGTGTCGACTGATGGCCTGGAAGGATGCGGTTGATCAAGATGCTCCGACTGTCGTGGAGCTGTTCGCCTTCAAGTATGAGGACGGCACATACAGCCGATTCACTTCCTTCTCTCAGTCCGTGAGCTGGCTGGGCGATACTTATCAGGCTGTTCCGATCACTCGCGACACTCAGGAGCAAGAGGCGACAGTCAAAGTCGGCACGATCCGGACCACCGTCTGGCTCGGGGACATCACCCGGGCCCTGATCGATGTGTCACAGATCAGGAACCAGCGCTCTCTGGATCGCGGTGAGTTTTTTCTCTACCAGGTCGGACTCAATGATCCGCCGAACAACTGGCGACTTCGCTTCAATGGTTTCACCGGGATCGTGGAGATCGACCGGCTGCATCTGACGATCGAGTTCCGTGACATCTTCTTCCTTCTGATGAAAAATGTACCGCCGGATATATACGGCGAGAGCTGTAACCTGGTATTCGGCTCGAACATCTGCACGGTCAACTTGTCCGGGATCAAAGTCACCGGAGCCGCCCAGGCGGGCAGCACGACGAAGCTCTTGATTGACGCGGCCAGGACGGAGGCCGATGGCTTTTTCGATCGTGGATATGTTACTATGACAACGGGCCCGCTGGCCGGAGCCCGGGCTACAATACAGCGCTATACTGTGGGACAGTTTCGACTGATGCCTCCGTTCGCTCAGGCGATCGCGGCCGGCGATCAGTATGAAGCATTCCCGCATTGTCAGAAGGTTTATTCCGGCTGTAACAATTACGCGAACACTGACAACTTCTTCGGCTTCCAGCATGTACCGCGCCCGGCGCAGATGAGGTGATCATGGACCTGGTGATGAAGATGAGAATGGAGATCGTCGAAGAGGGCCGCAGCTGGGTCGGCACTCCGTATTTGTACGGCGCAAAACAGAAGGGGCGAGGCGTGGACTGTTCTGAGTTCGTGATCGATCCCTGGCGCGTGAAGAGGATCATCGACCCCAGGACTACACTCCCCAGGCAGCACCGTGACTGGATCATGGACAAGACTCCGCCGAACCCGCACATCTTCCGGGACTTCATTCTGAAGTTCTGCTATGTGATCCCGTTCGATGATCGGCTGCCGGCAGACATGATCACCTTCATGTTCAACGGCCTGGAGAGTCACATCGCGATCGTCGACTCACTCGATCCGGACTACATCCTGCACGCGGTCAGCTGCCAGCGGGTTCGCCGGCAGCGTCTGGCCAGTCTGAATAGCATGGTCGCGGTCTATCGGCCGAAGGCTTTCAGAAGCTCTGAGAGCGTCTGTAAGGCCCTAACTTCTAACGGGTCCGAATGGCCGCAGGATCAGAGAAACGGCTCAGGCGAGGGCAATACGGGCTCAGAACAGGGCAAAATGGGGGAGTTTAGCAAGAAATGAGTACGCC